GGCGGGTCGATGAGGTCCTCGAAGGACTCGCGCGGGGCGAGTGGCTCGAGGGGTCGCAGGCCACGCTTCCGCTTCCGCTGCGGCTTCGACTGGACCGTGGTGCGGTGGTGCCACACCGGGTCGGCGTCGATCGTCGGGGTGGTGACCCCGGGCGCGCCTTGGAGGAGGAGGAGCCAGAGGAGCATCAGGGCGCGATCGAGGTGATCGCGTCCAACTGGGCGCGAGTGATGGTGCGTGTGAAGGCGACGGTGCCGTCGGCATACCGCACGGTCATCGTCACATCATCCGCCTCGATGTTGCCGGCGCCGGCCGCGAGACTCTGTTTCACGGTGAGGCCCTGCACGTCCGCGTCGAGCACAGCCTCGGCGATCTCCGCCGGGGTGCTGGGGTTGCCGATGAGGTGGCCTGCGGTCCCCGCCGCATAGGCCCCGGGGAGCTCGGTCGCCCACGGGTCGCCAGCCGAGGAGGCGTTCGCGAGGAGCGCGCCCATCGTGCCAGGCGCGTCGTTCGCCGAGGCCAGCGCGCCCCACACAGCATCCGCCACGTTCGCCGTACTCAGGCCGGAGCCCGTGACGGTGAGATCCGCAAGGAGTGCCCCCAGGCCGGTCAAGGTCGAGTCGTCGAGCGTCCCGTCGCCGAGCAGGTCGGCCAGGAGCTCGCCGATCGCGGTCAGGGTGCCGGTCGTGATACCGCCTGACCCCGTCAGGGACGCCACGGCGGCGAGGAACGCCTGCAGGTTGCCGGCGGTCACGCCACCGGACCCCGCCAAGGCGGCGAGGGCCTGCACGATCAAGCCGCCCGTCGCGGACAGCGTACCATCGCCGGTGAGCATGGCCTCAGCGAGCTTCACGGCCCACGCCTCCGCCGCCGTGACACTGCCGGCGCCCGTCAGGTTGTTGCGGGTCGAGAGCGCACCGGCCTTGGTCGGGAGCATCCACGCGCCCGGGTGCCGATACCCATACGGCACCCCGACGAACTGGCTCGAGATACCCTCGCCGGTCGTCAGGTTCCGCTGGGCGTTCGCTCGGGCGCGGCGGGCGTGATGCGCGGACGGGTACGCGTTGTTGGACGCGGTCGCGCCGAAGAGCCGGCTCAACCCCGCTGTGTCGCGGTACCCATTCGCGCGGAGCCCCATCTCAGCCGCCGTACCCGTATTCGCCGTCGATCATCACCGTGCCGCCCGAGGTCGTCGCCCCGGTCTGGAACAGGAGGAACTGCAGGTTGCACCCGTCCCGGAGGCGCGGGAAGGACGGCGCGGCCGAGGCGTACTCGTAGACGTTGTAGAGGCCAGTCGCCGGGACGGGGATGGCGCGCGCCAACTGGCGACAGAGGCCGATGATGACCGTGCCCGAGGCGTGCGCGGTACCGGACCACACGAGCGAGACGATGTCCGAGACCCCCGTGTCGCCGGCGGCGAGCGGCAGGAACGGGTTGTACTTGTTCGCGGCCGCACCGGTGTTGAGCAACTGCCCGACGCCGAGCGAGGCGGTCGAGGTGAAGGTCGTGGTCGCGCCGGCGTTGCCGTCTTGGTCGAGATAGTTGATGACGCAGGTGGGCGCGTTCGCGCCGAGTGCGGTGTCCGCGGCAACGAACATCCGGAGCCCGACCCCGTTGGCGTAGCGGTCGCCCGTGCTGCCGCTGGATCCGATGGCCGTCATCGTCACGGTCTTCGTGCCGGTCGTCGAGACGTTGGTGCCCGACAGCGGCACGAACCCCACGAGATCGATCGGCATAATCATCCACGGCGCGCCGGCGGCCGCCACGCAGACCCCGCCCATGTTGAGCAGGTGCTTGGTGGCCGGCGCCAGGTTGCCGCCGAGCGGGACGATGCCCTCGGACCAGGTGTCGTCGGTCGGGACATAGGTGAGATCGGTGCCGGTGAACGTGGCGGCGGGCGGCGTTCCCGCGTGCCCCGCGAGGAGCGTCCACGTCCCCGCCACCTGCGCGGCCGCGAGCGCCTTGTTGTAGTAGAACGAGTCGCTCTTCCCGTTCTGCGTGATCTGCGCGGTGAGATCGTCCTGCGAAGTCCAGCCCATAGTCGCCTCTGCTCCGTTAGTTCCAGATGGTTTCGAGGAGCCCGACCAACGTCGAGCTCGCCAGCGAGCCGGCGTATCCTGCCGCCAACACCCCCAAGACCGCCCCGTCCTTGATTTCGGCCGGGTGCCGGTGAATCAGGGCGCTGAACTCGTCGGCCGCCCCGTAGCTCTCAATGTTGCCCGTGGTCGTTCTGCGGCATTCTTGGGTGGCGGTCGCGCTCAGGAGCGGCTTCACGATGACGAGCGCCATCAGCCCGCCCCCACCGCCACTCATCGTCACCTCCTGGATCGACTGCACCCCGGAGTCTCCGGCCTGCAGGTCGAGGAACGGACTGTACGACGTGCCAGCGCCCCCGGCCCCGACGACCTGCCCGCCGCCCGCCACGGCGGCCGTGCGGTTGGCCGGCGAGACGCGCCCCGCCACGCCGTTCTGGTTCGTGTACGTGAACGTGAACGTGCCGACCGCCGACGCGGCTGACTGCGCCACCGCGACCACACGACCCGCTGCGTAGCGCGGGAGCGCGACCGTGTTCTCGAGCGGCTGGGACTCGCCGACCGCGTCCGTGTCGATGAACGGGTAGTACAGGAGATAGTCGGCCAGGATGAGCTGCTGGCGGCCGTTCGCGGTCGAGGTCGCACTCGCCGCACCGGTCATCACCATGAGATTGCGAAGGAACTGCTTCGCCGGCGCCACGGACGGGACGTAGATCCCGCGCGCGGCCTCCACGACGGCCGACTCGAGCGGGGTCGAGGCGTAGAAGTTGGCGGTCGGCGATCCACCGGAGTACGTGTAGTCGAGCCAGGCGTTAGTGGTCGTGGCGGTGGACGCGACGAGCTTGCGGAACTGGGTGGCCCAGGTCTGCCCGGCCTCGTCTGCGGCCGCCCACTCGCCCACGTTCCCGAAGCCGGCGGTCATCCGACGCTCCGTCCCGTGAGCAGCGCGGCCAACTTCATCCAGCCGATCTGCGCCTTCGTGCGCATCGACGCGCCGCCCTTGCCGACGCACACGGCGCGGCGCGGGGCGATGATCTCGGGGCGGCACTCCGGTCCGCAGGGGCGCACGACGTGCGGGGCGGCGCCCGCGACGGCCGTCACCGACACCCCGCGCAGGCAGTCTGCGCAGTAGTAGAGCGGCGGACCGACCGTGTCCCACATCACCCGCTCGAGGCGGGAGCGCTGGTCCGGCATCAGGCTTCGGTGACCGTGAGGGCGCCGGCGGCGAACTGCGGCGTGATGCCGGCCGAGACAACGAGCGAGCTGTTGAGCGCGCCGAAGTGCCACACCGACCCCGTGCCGCTCGCCGCGGTGCCGGTTGCGACGTGCGTCAGGGTCGCCCCTGTCACCCCGCACTGCGGGAAGCTGATCGTCGCGGCATTCGCGGTCGCCCCGCCCGACGCGGCGTCCCACCCAGTCGATCGGGCGACGGCCTGCCGGGCGTAGTTCGTGTACGCGGTCTCGGCGTCGGTCTGCTGGTTGGTCGCGGCCGTGAGGTTCGCGGTGTGCAGGGACACCTGCACGTTCGTCAGCGGCGAGGAGCCGGCGTTGTCCGCCACGTTGGCCCACGCGGTCGCGCGGTACATCAGGTTGATGATGGCGTTGCACGTTCCGGTCGACTTCGGCATGGCGCGTTACTCCTCGGTGGTTTCGATGCGGTACGACTTCCCGTCGGGCGCCGTGATGGTGCCCTTCTTCTTGGTCTTCGCCTTCGGTGCCGGCGTCGGGGCCTCGACGGTCACGGTCGGGGTCGCCGGCATGACCTGCACGATGACGGGCTCCGGCTTCTCGGCCTTCTCCGCCTTCTCGTCCTTGTCGCGCTTCGCGTCCTCGGACTGCTTCGCCTCCTGCTCCTTCCGGGCCTGCTCGGCCTGGGCGGCCTGCGCCTTGGCGGCGGCCTCAGCGATGACGGCCTGTGTGTGGGCCTCCAAGTCCGCCTCATACTGCCGCATGTCGCGATCGAGTTGCGCCTTCCGCTCCTCGAGGGCGAGTTTCTCGCGCGCGATGCGCTCCTCGGACGCCATCTTCTCGCGCGCCAAGGCAGCCTCCTGCACCATCCGGTCCCGGTCGATCGCCGTGGTGTCCACCGGCGCGGCGGTCGCCTTCTGGGCCTCGGCCATCATCTGCTCGCGTTCGGCGGCGAGTTTGGCGGCGAGCGCCCGCTCCTCGGCGGCGATCTTGGCAGTAGCGAGCTGGGCCTCGAGCGCCATCTTCTCGCGCGCGAGGGTCGCGTCCTGCGCGAGCTTCGCCGCCTCCGCGTTCGCTCGGCGCTCGGCCTCCTGCTGGTCGAGGGCGGCCTTGGTCGCGAGCTCCTGTGCCTTCTGCGCGGCCTCCTGCTGGGCCGCCTGCGCGGCTTGCGCGGCGGCGTCCTGAGCCGCCTTGGCCGCCTGCTGCTGGGCGGCTTGGGCAGCCTGCTTTTCCGCCTCCTGCGCCTTCTGAGCGGCCTCGACGGTGATGATCCCCGCGGCGTTCGCCATCGCCTCATACTCCGCGAGGTACAGCGCGCGCCACGCGGGCGGTTGACGCATCCACTTCGCGTCGGCCATCGTACGGCCGAGTTGCCGGTGGCGGATCTTCGCGGCCGCTGGCTCCAAGTCCACGGGCAGGCGGTCGCTGAACGGGTGTGCCACGGGCTCGGCGGGCGGGGGCGGCGGCACCGGTGCGTCGGGGTTCGCCAGGCTCATCGTCTGGGCTTCGGCGAGCGCCATCGCCTGCTTGAGTTGGGCCTCCTTCCATGCCGCGGTCGGCCCGTCCTGCCACGCTTCGATCTGCCGACGGACCCGCATGAGATGGGGGTTGTCGCGCGCGCCCATGACGGGGCTGATGCCGGCGGTGACGAAGTCCTGATACTCGTCCGCGTCGATGATCTTCCGGTCAAAGGCCGCGTTCGCCATCTCCTGCTTTGCCAGGAGCGTGTGCATCGTGAACGACCCCTTGGCGATCGACACCTGGCGGGTCGTCCCGAAGTCCGCGCGGCTCCACTCCCGCTGCTTATACGCGCCGTTCTCGCCGACGTAGGCGATGAGTTGCGGCACGGAGCAGAACGCACGGGCCTGCTGCAGGATGATGCGATTCAAGGCGATGTAGAAGTCGCCGAGGTTGTCCTTCATGTTGATGACGGCCTTGAGCGCCTCCTGCACGATCGCCTGCGCGTGCGTCCCCGACTTGACGCTCGGGTCGGTCACACCTTGGGCGGCTTCCTGCAGACCCGACTCGTCGTCCATCTCGGCCGACATCTCGGCGCGGAGGAGCGGCACAGTCTGGGACAGCGCCGGCACCTGCTCCCACTCGGCCTTGCCTTGCGGGTTCACAAACACCGGCGAGCCGTTCCGCTCCGTGAGTTGCTTCGGCTGGACGATGGACCCCACCGGCAGGAACGGGATGGGGTTCGCCGACCGGAACATGTGCTCGATCTCGAAGCCCAGCGCGACGTTCCGCACCTCGTCGGCTGGCCCGAGGTGTTCCGCCATCGCCACGCCCATCGGGTTATCCGAGATGTCGTCGTCAAGGCACCGGGCCTGTGCGACGGGAATCTCGAGGCACTCCTCGACCGGGGCGCCCTTCCGGCTCGGCATCAGGGCCGACCACTTCTGGCGGTGGAGCGTGTGGCAGTCGCCGCCGATCACGGCATAGCAACCGAACGGGTATTCGGCAGAGGACTTGTAGTACACGGTCGTCGTGATGACGGTCTGCGCATCCTGATAGTTGTCCTCGTCGTCCTTCTGGTCCTCGGGCATCTGGGTGTAGGGCGGCAACACATCCTTCACGTCAGTCGGGCGCCACGCACAGAGTTTCCCGAGTGCGTCCTTGGACAACTTCGCCATCGCCTCAGGAAAGAGGAGGCGGAGGTCGCCCAGTGTCGTCGGCTCCGTGATGACGACGCCGATTGCGTCCTGGATGCCGCGTGCCGTGGGCGGCAAGAGATCGACCTGCAGGCCGGTGAGGAGGCGGACCCTGGGACCCGGCAACCACTGCAGCGCGGCCTCGGACGGCTGGTCGGACAGTGTCCCGTCGTCCCGGATGTAGCGCTCGAGCAACTCCGACTCGGCCGCTTCCATGCCGGTCTTCGGATCCAGCAAGGCGTTGTCGGTCGTGGTCGCGCCCGGGTGGGCCAGCATCGAGCGGGGACGGTGCCCGCCGGCGGTCGGGTCCATCGTGACCCAGCCGAAGGCACTCGCGTAGGTCATCGCCTTGTCGCTGGCCGCCCGCAGGATGCGGTTCATGTTCAACTCGGCCGGCGACCCCTTCACGGCGAGGAATCGAGTCGCGAACTCTGCGGCGTCCCGATCCTCGTCGTGGTCGCCCGCGGGCTCGCACTCAGGGAACGGCTTGTCGACCAGAATGACGTTCGTCAGGCGACGGCAGAGGCGGTCGGTCTTGTTCGGGACCGGCGGGGCAGACCCCATGCCGAGCGGGAGCTTCGCCTCCCACTTGCTCTCGTTCTGCTTCTTCTCGAGACGGACCCCGCGCCGGCCTTCCCGCCACCACATGTTCCGCTGCCACGTCGCCCGATTCCGCGACCGGAGGGCGGCCTGATCGTCCCGCAACTTCACGACGGCGGCGGCGACTTTGCGCGGGTCGGGCTCATCAAGGATGAACCCCAGCGTCTTCGCTGGCGCGGCAGACGCCCCAGACGGCGCGTCGCCGTCCGCGTCCTGCCCGTCATCCGCCAGGCGATCGTCGTCGCCGTCCGTGTAGGCCATTCAGCGTCCTGAAAGTAAGGCGTGGCGTGCAGTGTCGTAGAAGAATACAGTCCGCGTGACACTGTTGCAATAGTGGACAGTGGGACGCGCACTCATGGCCTGCTCATGTCCCGCTGGCGGAGAGCGTGAGGAGTTCGGGGTGGGACGCGGTAAGGATCGCAGGGTTCACCGCCCACTTGAACCCTGCGTCGGCGCCCGCGGTGACACCAAGATCGAGCGTCCACGCAGAGCCGTCCTTCGCCACCACCTGCACCAGCAGGGGCGTCTGATCGCGCATCCCCTCAAGCGCGGCGCGCAGTTCGCCGACCGTGCGCACGGTGCGCGACACCTGGACGGCCGTCATTGGTCGCCGCGCCGAACCTTCTCGGCGACCTCCTTGTCGATCTCCTCGAGGTCGCCCATCTGCCCGCGGAGGGCCGACCACTCCAAGTGCGCGCGGCCGACCAGGTACTTCTTCATCTCGGGGTCGCCGCCGGCAAAGTCGTCGATCGCAAGCTGGGTCTTGGGGCCGAGGCTGTTCATCGGGTCGAGGAGCGAGGCGTCGAAGGCCATCGGCGGGAGCCCAGCCTCGGCGCGCTTGAGCTCGACGACCTGCAGGGCGAGGGTCTCGTAGCGCGCGGCGTGTGCGGCGATGGCGGCCGTGTGGTCGGCCCACAAGCGGTCGTAGCGGTCGCGGGTCAGGGCGTGCAACTGCTCAGCCGTCTCGGCTTTGACGAGTCGCGCGTCCGCGAGGTGCTTCCAGTCGTCTCGGTCCGCCAGAGCGGCGGCGAGCAGTCGCTCGTGGGTGGAGCGGAACATGAGCATCAGATGGGCCTCAGTTGGGAAGTCCGTGGAACATCGCGCGGAACGACGCCTCGCGTTCGGCGGTCCAGAACCACGGGCGCGCGGTGCGCCAGTCGGCGCCATCTTCAATCTTGATGACGCCAATCCGGCGAAGCGGCTCAAGCACCTGCCAGCGGCGCGTATACGCGAGATAGGGCCATGCAATCCAGCACGGCAGGATGCGCGAGGCGGCGCGGTCGAGCAGGCGGACCTCGACCCAGCCGAATGGCACCTCGCGCCGCCGCAGTCCGGTCGGTGGCACTAAGTCGAGGGTCTCGTCGCCGAGCAAGTCGGCCAGCAACTCGTGGTATGGGTGAAACCACGTGCGTATCGGGCCGAGGATGTCCCAGAGCCGGTGATCCGGGTCGGGCGCTCGCTCAAGGCGGTGCTCGAGTGCGCGCCGGACGCGACGGGCAGATGTCTCGCGCTGAGAATCGAACCATCTGCGACGGAACACTGCCTCCTCGGAGGGAGTGAGCATCATCCGCCTCCCGACGGCGGGTCGTCGGAGGCGATGGGTGCGTCGAAGATCGACGGGGCGGTAGTCGGTGGCATCTCGAGCGCGTACCCGCCGCCTGGTGTGGCAGCTTCGACGGCCGCACCGGGGTTGGTGCCGTCCGGGAGTACCGCCGCGGGGGCTGTTATCCCTGCCCAACCTGGATTGAGTTCGCGCACGGCGGTCTCGAGTGACTCGATCGCCACACAGAGGGTGTCGATGACCGCGTCCTGCGACTGAATCAGGGTCTCAAGGGCCGAGATCTTGGTCTTCGTCAGGCGCATGAGGTTGCGCAAGCCGTCCTCGAGCTCGCCGACGGTCGCCTTTCGTTCGCGCCGGCGCCGCTCGCTCGCCATCGTGCGCAACTCGGCGGCGGACGGAGGTTTGGAGGTGGGTTGGTCGTCGCCGCCATCAGACATCAGGCACCCCCTCGACGCGATCGTACGTCGCGGCGAAGATGTCCGCCGCACACGGGTAGATTTCGCCCTTGACGCCGGTGATGAGCAGGGCGCCGCGCTCGAAGCGCATCGTCCCCTCAAGGGTCGGGATGAGGTAGCAGTCATCGCTCTCGTGCGTGATGGGCTGCCCCTTGTACTCGAACGACCACGGCATCCCGCGCTCGCACCGCGCACCCGCCGCAATGCCGTGCGCGACCAGTTCGTCGAACGTGATTGCCTCGACCATGACGGGTTTCTTCCGATACCACGCCATCGCTACTCCTCCTCGTCTGATGTGTGTCCCCACCGCCCCATTCGAGGCGGTGCCGGGAGTCCTGCCATGCCATACCGATCGCGGTCCTCGACTTCCTTCCGGCCGCGGAGCGTTCCATCCGGGGCGACCACGGCGGTCTTCCGGTGCCGCCGCTTCGCCTTGTAGTCGAGGCCTGGGTGCTGGTCGTCGCCGACCTCCGTATCGACTTCCACCGCCGAGCGCGGCCGCACCCAGTTCCAGTACATCACGGAATCGAAGTCGTCGGGGGAGCGCCCGAGGCGCTTCTTGATGTCCTTCTTCCGCTCGACCTGCACCTTCCCGGCCTCGCGCACGTACTTGGGCATGGTGAGCTGGGAGGCAAGCGCCTTCGCCAGCTTCGGCTCAATCGCGATCGTCCCCTTTCGGAAATCCTCACGCAACTGCCAGGCCATCTGTGAGCGCAGGTGGTTGAACAGATTCGCATCGGGGACGAAGTCCATGCTCAGGCCGTCCGGCCCCTTCTGCGCGCCGTTCACCGGCAGGAGCGCCCCGCCCAGCCGGCGCGGCTCCATGCCGAGGCGCACCATCTCGTTCACGCATCCCGCGCCGACGCCGACCGGATCCACCCCAATGTGACTCGGGTCGATGCCGACCTTGTTGGCCTCCTCGAACAACTGCGCGCCGAGCACATTGGAGTCCGGGCAGGCGAACGACGCCACCTGCTCGAGCGTGTCCCCGTACCCGCGCGCGATGCTGGCCTTGTCGCCGTTCTCCGAGTTCGCCACGTCCACCCCGAGCGCCGGCACCCCGCGCTCTTCCGGGCGCCCCTCCTGCATCCGGCGGAGCGCGCGCGCCGTGTACCGCGCGGCCGCGGCCTCGATCCACTTGAGCTTGATGAGCGCGTCGACCGATTCCGCCGGCGAGAAGCCGCGGACGCGGGACTCGTACATCGGCGTGCCGGGCGCATCGGTCGCGGCGATGCGGGCAATGCCGGCCGGACTGGCGGCGCCCGGCACGACATTGGCACCGGTCACCACGTTCGGGTGATCCAGCGAGCTGATGCGGACGTGCACCGTGGTCGGGAGCACGCAGAACTGGTGCAGCGCGTCCTGCTGGTTGTCGGGGTTGCCCAACCCGAGGACCAGGTTGTGCGCGCCCGAGCGGGTCATGCGGATGGCGGTCGCCACGGCGGGATCGATGCCCGGGAACTCCTCCATCACCATGAGCATATGCTCGGCGTGGGCGCCCTGCGCCTTGGTCGCCGACACTTCGCCGGCGCTCACCTGGGTCGCGATGCCGTGCGCGGCCCACTTATCCGTGCCATCCATGCGGATGCGGAGTTCGGTGATCTCCGCCTTCGGGAAGTGTCGCTTGAACGCGGGCCAGAGGCCGTTGATCTCCTTCCAGAGTCCGAGCTTGAGCTGCTTTTCCTTGGTGGCGTAGGTGTTCACGAGCGATTGCGGCCACACCGCGAGGAACCACAGCACCACGCAGGCGGCCGTGAACGTCTTCTGGGTGCCGGTGCCGGCCTCGACACCGACATCGTCCCAGTCGGCCAGCGCCTCAAGCATTCGCACGAGCGGGTCCGGGGTGCCGTCCCATGTGTGCCCCGCGTACTGCGGGTTGTCGGACCAGACGAGCGTGTGCCGCGGCACCTCGAGCTTCTCGACGATCCAGTCGACCGGGCGGTCCTGATACTCGACGTGCGCGGTCACACGGGGCTTCTTCGCGCGCCGGCGCAGCCGCAGCCGAGCCGCTGCGCGGATCTCAGGGGGGACGGAGACGCCCACAGACTACCGGACCCCTTGGGGCAGCTTGCCCTGGGCCAGCGCTTCCAGTTGCTCGTCGGTCATGCCGTCGAGCTCGGCGTCGGAGAGGACCAACTCCTTCCGGGTGCGCCACTCGTTCTTCCGGCGGTTGTTGAGCCAGTAGATGATGGCCGTGGTGTCGGGCGGCAGGACCTCCGTGACCTCCTTCTCGACGACCTCCTCGATCTCGCGCACCCGCTTGCCGTTCTCGTACTCCACCCGCTTCACCTTGAACGGGATGACCTTCTTGTACTCGTGGAACTGGGTGCGGTTGAACAGGCTGTCGGCCACGCGCATGTCGGCCTCGACCTTCCCCTCTTTATAGGCCAATCGAAAAGCGGGCTGGGTTTTCATCCAGCGGGTGATGGTCGCCGTGCCGACCTCGAGGGCCTCGGCCATCTCCGGGTCGGTCGCCCCCAGACGCGCCAGGCGCGTGACGGTGCCGAGCATCGCCTCGTCGAACTTGGACGGGCGGCCGGTCTTGGGGCGGGTCGCCGTCTTCTTGGCGGGCCTCTTCGGCTTCTTGGCGGGAGTCATCCCTCCCCCCGCATCTTCCGCTCCATCGCGTGCCGCGCGCGGAGCGTCGTCTCGAGGCGGAAGACGCCAGTCGCCTCGCCGCTACACCCGGACGGGCGGTGCGTCACACGGACGAAGACCTCATCACTGCGGCAGAACGGGGTCCCTCGCGTCCCTGCCGTCCAGGTGTCGATCGTCACGTCCTCCTCCCGGTACAGCGGGGTGGTCGGAGCCATCACGTCCCCATACAGCACCGCGAGGCCGTCGGCGATCCCTTTCATGTTCGCGCGGACCTGCTCCTCGTGAGGGGTTACCAGGCGCTCGAACTCCTCGGCCACGACGGACTGCGCGGCGGCATCCATCCCATCCTGCAGGCGCGCGGCGGCGCGGTTGAGCGCGTCATTCTTGGCCTTGAACGTCCGCTCCCAGTTCGCGTCGATCTCCGCCTTCGTGACGGCGGCCGGGCGCCGGCTGTCTCCCTTGCCGCTCACGACAACCTCCGCTGCGCCGGCACTGGGTTCGCGAGCACCGTGAAGTCGTCGGCCGCCACAGGACTCGGCATCACCAGCGGGCCAACCGTCGACCCGTTGATGCGCACGTAGAGGTGCCCTCGGACGGTCCATAGGTCACCGTTCACCACACCAACAGGCGTGAGGGCGACTTGCCCCAGCTCGAAGCGGTAGACGCCGGGCGACGGCAGGCCCCCGAGCGCGAAGACCTTCCGGTGCGTGAGGCGGTCGAACGCCTCGAGGGCGGCGTCTCCGACCATCAGGCCCCCGAGGGCCCCGACGGAGCGGCGGAGGAAGGTGCGGCGGTCCAGCGTCACAGGATCAGTCTCCGGTGGAGGTTACCACATCACGACCCGGCCCGAGAGCCGGAAGAGGAGCGCGCGGACCACGTCGATCAGGGTCCGGCGCCACGGGGAGCGGTAGGTGCCTGGCGCCGAGGGGCTGGCGATGATGCGGACGCCGGTCCCCCAGTAGACGATGCGGGCGATTGCGACGGCACGGCCGACATGCCCGGGCTCCGTCGAGACGAGCAGGGTCTCGGTGTCGAGGGCCTGGACGAGCCGTCGGGTCCGCGTCACTTCGGTCAGGGTGTCGGTCGCCGGGTCGCTCAGGGCGAGGAGCCGGCTGCCCCCGACAGCGCGGAGAAGCTGCACCGCGTCGGCGTGACGCCAGTCGACCCCGCAGACGACGAGGGCCTCCGGGTGTCGCTGGGCGAGCGCGATCGTGTGCGGGACGCGGACGGGCGGGGTACTGCCGTCGCCGGCGTGGTGCAGAATCGCGGTCGTCACGGACACACCTCGGGGCAACCTACGTGGGGCACGGCGATTGTGCGACGTGGAACATCGGGCCGACCAGGGTAAGCCGCGGCCTCACGCATTGGCGCGCGCCCTACTGCACTCTCAACGCCCGATCGAGCGAACGACCCGCGGTGGTGCGGGTGGCAGTATTGGACCCTGCCATACAGTACCCCGCCCGACGACGCGCTGTCAAGGGGACTTGTCACGCGCAGTCCTCGGGGTCGGTGGTGGGGAGGGCCTCGCGGGTGGGCCAGCCGGCCATCGTCGTGTGGATCAGGTTCAGGTGGTGCCTGCGCAGTGCGAGGCGCGGGTCCACTGTGTCCAAGAACCGCACGGACTCGACCGACACGCCGAGGGCATCCCACTCAGCCTCGGGAAACCCACTGGCCTCGCGGAGCTCGGCCAGGATACGGGCCTGCGTTCGGAGCACTGCCTCATGGAAGCTCATGTCACTTTCCAGTCGTCGGGGATGGTGTAGCCTGGGGTGCCGTCGCGGGGGTCGCCGGGGTTGCCGGCCACGCGGAGGTCGGACTGATCCACCGTGAGCATCTTGCCGGACCCGTAGAGGCGGACCAGGAACCCCGGGTTGCTGTTCACGCTGCCCCAGCACAGGAAGCGGACGGAGCCTTCCCCGTGGCGGCGGACATAGCAGTCCAGGGGGTCAGCGAGCTCGAGGAGGTAGGTCGTGGTCACAGCGGGTTGCTCGGGTAGCGGTCGTGGTCGCGGCGGTCGTCGCGGCGTCGCGCTCGCGCGTCACGCGGTCGAGGGCGGCGACATGCTCTGTGCGAATGAACGCGCCGAGGGCGCGATACGGGGTGAGCCATTTATCCGGCAGGTACCACGCATAGAACCGATCAACAATGTCCTCGGCATCGAACACGCGCCGCAGCATCTCGTTCGCATCACTTGCAAACAGGTTGTCGGTCTTCGGTGTGATAGACAGGTCGAGGTATGGCGGTCCCTCGCCCTTCAAGTGAATCACCACTGACTGCCGTCCGTGCGGCTTCTCTGTGGCTGGCAGGACCGTACCGTGAGCGAGGTCAGCCGCGATGAGTCGCTCCGTGATAGTTGTCACAAGTTCGTCGGCGTTCACAGCTTCCTCGGCCCACGGAACTGCGACGGCATCGAGGTCACGACGCAATGACCCGTGCACCGTCAGCGCGTATCCGCATTTGCGAGCGTGTGCTCTGGCAATCTCCACCACATCACGGACGGTCGCACACCACAGCGCCAACCCAGCTACGGCTGGGTCGTCACCTCGCACCCGCTCCACCGCCTCGCGCGTCGTCGGGTCGTCGGTCATCCGATCAACTCCAAGTTGTGTTGGGTGCCGCGTGCGGCGGCGTTCCACCGGGCGGCGGTAACGTGCGACTCGATGCGCTCT